ATCAAATCCTGTGTATCCTTATAGAACTCGTTATACAGGCAACCTTGGTTTTTATCCTATGCACAAGTGGCAGTCTTTCGAGATAGACGAGTGGGAAGATATTAAAACAGTGGAATATTTTATGAAAACAAAAATTCTAAGGGAGGTTTATGTTAAATAGTCCGTTTATTATAGCAGAGGCTGGCATTAACGCCAATGGGGACTTGAGTTTAGCTTTTGACATGATTGATATGGCAAGTTCCTGTGGTTGTAATGCTATAAAATTCCAGAAAAGGGATATTGACTTAGTCTACTCACAGGAATTCCTTGATTCTCCCCGCAAGAGTCCCTGGGGGACAACGCAAAGACATCAGAAAGAAGCCCTTGAGTTCGATGAGGGGCGGTATGATGAGATTAATAGGTACTGTCAGATTCGTTGCATTAAGTGGTTTGCCTCTGCCTGGGATACCAATTCCCAAAAATTCCTAAGAAAGTACGATCTGCCATATAACAAGATTGCTTCTGCTATGCTTACCCATAAAGAACTGATAGGGATGGTTGCCAGTGAAGACAAGAAGACGTTTATCTCTACTGGTATGTCAGAGCTTGAGGAAATCGATGAGATAGTAGGTCTGTTTGAAAGCAAGAAATGTCCTTATGTACTGATGCACTGTGTGTCCGTCTATCCCTGTCCTGATGAGTGGTGCAATGTCCGCATGGTACAGACATTAAGAAATAGGTATAACTGCGAAGTTGGTTATTCAGGGCATGAACATGGCATCTTACCATCCGTTCTTGCGGTTACTCTGGGTGCTGATTATATCGAGAGACATATTACCTGTGATAGATCAATCTATGGATCAGATCAATCGGCATCTTTAGAGAAAAAAGGTCTTGAATTGCTTGTAAGAGATTGCAGAGATGTTAAAAAGATACTTGGTCATGGTCAGAAAGTAATAATCCCACAGGAAGCAGAAGTCGCACAAAAACTAAGGTATTTCAGAGATGAATAGGCAAGTCTGGTTTAATGGAAAATTAGTTTCTGAATCAGAGGCGAAATTGAGCATTTACGATTCGGCTTTAATGTATGCTGATCTTCCCTTTGAAATGCTAAGAACCTTCAATAAAAGAACGTTCAAACTTCAAGAACATTTAGATAGACTCTATAATTCAATCAAAATCCTACAAATACCGATTCAATATTCAGACGATATACTTTATAAGGCGCATGAAGAATTGCTTACATGGCATATCGAGAACTTTCCTGAAGAAGAAGAATGGAGGACTTTGATTAATGTTTCTCGCGGAATATTACCTATCTATCAGAATTTGTTAGAAGATGAAGGCAATCCGAATGTTATCATAGCCTGTTTTCCGTTGAGATATGTTTTAAAAGATACTTCATGGGTTTATTCAGAAGGGATTAGGCTTGCAGTGCCATCACAGAGAGCATTACCTGAAAGTCTATTAGACCCCAAAATCAAGTCCCGTTCCAGACAACACTACAAAATAGCTGATTTGCAAGTTAAGGGATATGATAATGAATTATGGGCATTACTGTTAGACCCCGATGGTTTCATTGCAGAAGGTACGGGTAGTAATTTCTTTATCGTTAAAAATGAAAAACTCTATACTCCAGAAGGCAGGAATTGTTTAAGAGGAATAACACGACAGTATGTCATGGAGTGGTTATCGTGGGATTGTACCGAGAAGAACTTGACATTCTATGATGCAATAACAGCCGATGAAGCGTTTATGACCTGTACTCCTTACTGTATTATCCCCGTGAAAAGCATTGATGGGCATGGATTAACTTGCGTTGGAGAAATGACAAGATTCCTTATGGATAAATGGATTAACCATGTAAAATGTGATTTTGTGCGACAAAGTATTCGTTGGGACATGAAAGATGGATAACTAAGGTTAGTGTCTAATGAATAATATTTCGTGGCTTAACATAGAACTCACTAACCGATGTAACAAGTCATGTTCTTTTTGTGGTCGTGCCAAAGCCCGTAAGGAAGGTATTATGGAGATAGGTGATATGGATTTAAAACTTTACAAACATATTATTAATCAGCATGAAGGCGATATAATCCAATTTAACCGAGATGGGGAAACGTTGCTTTATCCTCATTTACGGGAAGCGATAAAAGACTGCAATAAGGTAATCAATATCGTAACTAATGGAATATTATTATGGGAAAAAAGGTGGGATATAATCGAGGCTACAACAATAACCGTATCTGTAATCGAGGACGATAAGGAACAATATGATACAATTAAAAGGTTTGTCGATAATGTAGCAAACACAATAAATACGCCTGTGTTCATTAAATATCTTGGTAATTATTATAACCCCAATTATGAACTTTTGGGATTAAAGACAATGCGCAGAAGAATCCATGCGCCCGGAGGTGACTGGGATTATGATTCTAATAATGAACTCATACCAGAACTTGGAATCTGCCTTGATTTTCTTATGAAACCTTCTGTCGACTGGCAGGGAAGAATGTATATCTGTAACCGTTATGATCCTGAAGGGAGGGGAATCATAGGCGATACTACCAAACAATCTCTAAAGGAGATATGGAATTCCGATTTAAGAAAAGAATGGTTAGCACAGCATATGTTAGACAAACGAGAGAATATCCCTCTTTGTAGTACCTGTAAATTCTGGGGAATTCCCCGATATATTTAGGAGGTGAATATGTGTAAGAAAAAATGTGGTGGCGGTAAGAAGAAATAGGTAAAAATACCCTTATCCAGCAATGGCAGAAGTGGAGATACGATCCTGTTTCCTTTCTACAGACCATTATAGATTGGAAGGACGATGAATCTCTGACACCCCAGCAGATAGAATTATTCAATGCTGTTGGGGAACTTGCCCTTGCTAAGTTTGTTGTCAACATGAATATGCCTGCAACAGACAGGCAGAAGAAGTTAGCAAGAAAACTGGGTATCAGTATACGTTCCGGTCATGGGCCGGGCAAGACTGCTTCCCTTGCTCTTCTTTATTATTGGATTATGTCTATTTATCCTAATGCACTTGGGTATGTAACTGCTCCCAATGCTCCACAATTAGAATCAATCCTATGGAAAGAATTCAGGATATGGCGTGCAAAATCTAAATTCCTTCAGGAGAAATTTGAAATTCAAACAGATAAAGTCTATTTGAAAGAAGCAAGGGGGATTTCTTTTGTTCAGGCAAGAACTACTAATATTAAAGCATCAGAGGATGAACAAGCCGAAACCTTATCAGGCCAGCATGGTGAATATATGTTGCTTGCTGCTGATGAAGCCAGTGCGTTGCCTTATGGAGTATTTAAACCACTTGAGGGTGCATTGACTGGATTAATCAATTTCATAGTTCTTATCAGTAACCCTACAAGATCAAGGGGATATTTCTTTGATACTCACCATAAGGATAGTGAAAGATGGATATGCCTGCATTGGAACTCCGAAGAATCCCCCCTTGTAACGCAGGATTCATTAGAGGCAGATAGAGATAAATATGGCAGGGATTCGAACTGGTACAGAGTAAGAAGATTGGGTGATTTCCCCTTAGCAGATGAAGAATCATTGATACCCTATGACTGGGTTATGGATGCTGTAGATAGGGAATTATTTATTCTCGATAATGCCAAGATATTAAAAGGAATAGACATAGGTGCAGGTGGTGATGATTCGATCATTGTTACAAGAAGGGGCAATGTGGTAACCGATATCGCAAAATTCAATAACCCTGATACTATGGCTACTGCCAGATGGATTTTATCAGAGCTTGGGGAAGATGATTGGGAAGAAACCTTCATAGACCCCATTGGTTATGGTGCAGGTGTGTATGATTATATCAGAGAACGTGGGGTTGATATTACACCTATGGATGTAAGAGCAACTTCTACTGATATAAATTGTTTCAAGAAGCGTGATGAATTGTTCTGGAAAGTTAGAACTGTATTTGAAAAGGGCACTATTTCGATCCCGAATGATGATGAGTTGATAGGGGAGCTTACAACTATAAGATATAGTGACCCTGATAGTACAAAGGGAAAATGGAAAATAGAATCAAAGAAGGACATGAGACTCCGGGGTTTACATTCACCGAACAAAGCAGATGCGTTAGCTTTGACCTACAACTGGGATGATGCGACCTATATGAACAGAAAACCAAGGAAAAAGAAACGGGGAAAACCCACTAATTGGAGAACAGTTTGATAAAAGAAGAAGAAATTTTACGTTCTATACAGCA